CCTATTTGTATTTTGGAAACCACAACGATGGTTGTCTCAATTGTATTGAGATAGTCCATGTCCTAGTTTATTCTAGGGAATTTTGGGGAGCTACCACTCCCCTTTTGTATATTATTGTATAGTTCGTTTATTTATTTATTTGTATATTATTTGTATATTAGTACAGTCCATTTAAGACTATAAACTTCAATTAAAAATAAAAATGTATAATTTGTAGACTTGTATTTTAGAAAGTCGCCCATGGCTTGGTGCCCCTAAGGCACTATACTCAATCACATCAGAATAACTTAATTGTATAAAAGAGTACAAGAAGTATCTCTGCCTAACCAGAGCTCTTCTTCTTAGCATTAATTTGCGGTGATATGAGTGTTCAAATAAGTTCCTTCGAGTCTTCGAGCGGACTTGAAGGGCGCCCTTTGCGCAGGGGTTTGATTAAACGTTTGCGGGTGTGAGCTAGTCACACTGATTTGGGATCTGGATGTACACAGCCGGCTTTCGTATGCTATAATACGGAAAAATTGGAGAATGAACTTACAACTCCTCTAAATTACACGCGCTCCTAACACGTTCCCGTGCCATCAAATATTATCATGAAATTACTATTATTATATTATTAACCTATGATTACCATACGTTTCTGGATAACCTGGAAATTCAATAAGCAAGATGACGAGAACACAAAAAGATAAAAATAACAACAAAATGAGAAAGGTAATTCTCGCTAGACCTAAAATCAATGGTCTTTTGCGATATGCCACGAAGATGTGGACAACGTCCACCATATCAGAAGCAATCGAACAAGCGCGGTACGTAAATACAGATTTGATTTTGTTTTCTAATAAATCGTTCGAAGAAACGTACGCAGAGCAATCCATCCGTCAATGTGAGAGATATTTATGGTTGAATGAAAAGAAACGTTACACCAATCCATTCCTTGCTGGAAAATTCAAAACCCGACCTCGAGTTTATGAGCCCCAACTTGGTTTGGAGACTATCACTTCCACTTCTTTTGCCATTGACGCTTTGGCTCGTTTTGCCAACGTTGACATTCCTGACAAGATACTGCGTGAAGTTGAAGGCGTTTTGCTTCTCGTCACAAATCTCACTCAACAAACAACACCTCTTGGTGTGATAACATCCGTCCTTACTTGGGCTCAAGGTAGGACCACCGCTTCACTATTCAAGACAGTCAAAGAATATGTTGAAGAACTTTTTCTCACACCTCAATCTAGCACTACTCCTGATTGGTTGGAGTGTGTACGTGACATGCGCCAAAACTGGCAACTATGCAAGGGAAATAGAGCTTTTCGCCAGATTTCTAAATTGTTAGGTTGTTTGGTCATGTTAGGTTTGTGTGATGTTTCATCTGTCACCTTCAATATTGGACAATTTAAACTCTTCACTCCACAACTTTGTGAAACGCATATGACAGCACTAGATGTTGCTGATGCAATATTTGAAACTGTTATCTTTTTCACAGAGGGTGCTTACTTGTGCATGCAGACTGGATCCCTCAAGCCTCTTCTCATCAATGATCGGATGGCTATGGAGTTGGATGCTGAATTTGCGCAAGTTACGGCTTGGTTTGAGTTGGTTAGAAATGGGAACTTGAAAAAGTTCACCGAAATGTCTGATCAAGAATTTGAAAGGCGACTAAACAGTTTGTCAACATCCCTCATCAATTTGTCACAATCCCTTCGCGGTCTCGATAAGAAGCTAGTTATGGATAAAATTCAAAAGGTCCTAACTATGCAGAACGATTTCGTTGCCATGAAAATTGCGTCAGGAGTGAGACATGCTCCATGGGCCATAGAACTTTTTGGCGAGAGTAGTCAGGGTAAAACAACATTAGGAGATCAGTTACTTGATGCTGTCCTGACGAGCCAAGGTTTGCCTACAGCAAAAGAGTACCGTTGTGCATACAATGCAGGAGACAAGTTTATGTCTAATTGGACATCAGATAAGCTTGTTATGATTTTTGATGATATTTCAAACGATAAGTCTCAGTTCGTGGAGCGACCACCAACTAGAGCTATTATTGATGTCATTAACAATCAGATGTTTTATGCACCAAAAGCTGAACTCGAAGCTAAAGGAAAATGTTTTGTGGAACCTTGGGTTGTTGTTGCAACCACGAACAAGAAAGATCTGGACGCAGGATTGTATTCCAACTGTCCCTATTCCATTCAACGTCGTCTCATCTGTATTACTGTGAGAGCAAAAGAAGAATTCCAACGAGTTGAAGATGGTGTCTTCTGCGGTATCGATTCCACGAAAGTCCGTAATCATTACACTCGTGATGGTGTCTATGATCCACCTATGTTTGATGATATTTGGACAGTCACTATTGAGCAAGCTGTAAAGCCACATGATTTGAAGACTGTTGCCGGTTATGCGCCAATCACATGGCGCGGCAAGAAAATGGAGAATGTGTCTATGGCAGAATGTATTCAATGGGCTATTGAAGATTTCAATGAACACAGAAAGAATCAAGAAGCCATGTTGGAAGGCATGCGTGCTCGTGAAAACAAGATGGTAGTCTGCAGTCATCCTGGTTGTATCCATCTAGAGGGAAATTGTCCTGATCACGCGCATCCTTATTGTGAATCTCTTGATCCTCACTTTGGAAGAGAATCAGTACGATCCATTCAACGTTTATGGTATGGTATTCAAAATCCAATGGACATGGTTGATAGAATCTATGACAGGGTCGATGTTGATGCGTCCAAGATTATCTATGACAGGGGATCTGAATTCCTCGCTTCATGGGATTGGATCAAAATTGTACCAGCTTCACTTTTTGAACATGAACACACACCAAGTGTTTACAAATGGCTTTACTCTGATCAGATCACGAAGAATTATAGGTGGGAATGTAGGAGACTTCTGACGACGCTAGTGTTGTCTTATGTTTTTATTGCGTTCTTTCTACCTGGCGTTCTGGGTTTTGTAATGTGCCTTTTCTCAACCTACAAATTCGCTATCTCACAGCGTAATCTTTTGGATAGAGTTGAAGAGGACATTTTTGAAGATTTGAAACGTACCAATTTGGACATTGCACCCGTGCTCAAGAAATACCGTGATGAATATGCAGGCGCAATTTGTAAAATATCCATTGGTATCGCATGTCTATATGCCCTTGCTCGTGCCTATCGCGAATTCAAGGAGAGTAAGTATGCTTCACAGGGGGCTCTCGAGCCCAAAACAGAAGTTGAAATCCAAAGGAGGGACGCAGAAGTCAATCCGTGGGTTGAGATCATTCAAAGGGAACTGCCCATCACTGAATATTCGAAGCGAATGTCGACAGAACAGTTGAGCAACATTGTATCGAAAAATTTGGTGTATGGATCCATAGAAGCTGAAGATGGTAATGGTATGGTGAATGGACTCATGCTTTGCTCAAATGCCGTTCTAATTCCAAATCACTATTTCACAGAATTTGGGGATGAATTGCAGTGTGAATTCAGGAAAAACAAGCCAGAGACTAGTGGTGGAAAATTTTCAGCACGTCTTCATAAGAAGTTTTCTCATCACATTCCAAATCATGATTTACGTGTTTGCTACGTTCCCAACGGCGGATCTTTCAAAAACCTTGTCAATTTCTTCCCAACAGGAGACATGCCCTCAGTACCATTTCGCATGTATTGGCGTAAAAAGAGTGGTGAAATAATTACCGCAAAGGGGCTCACTGAGCCAGGTATTGTTAAGACGTGCACCATGTTCAATGGTGGTCTGTATAAGAACCTAACAATCAATACTTTTGATGGCCTATGCGGTGCCACCCTTGTATCGGAAACTAATGGGAGTGTCATTCTTGGTGTACACTTAGGTGGCACTGCTGGCACCCCTGTTGGAGTCTATGGTGGCATCACCCAACAACAGCTTTTTGCTGCTTTTGAGGATCTTCGTTCGATGGAAGGTGTGGTTCTATCAGGTGGTGCTGGAAAGTTCGAAACGGTGGTGCTTGGAGTTCAAGTTCTGAAGAAAGATAAGCTCCATCCTAAGAGCCCTTTGAATTACCTGCCACACAACTCACAGATTGAGTATTTTGGATCGTGCCCTGGCAGATCTGTCACTAAAACTGATGTGAAGGTCACACCAATAAGCGAACACATTGTTGACGTATGCGGTGTACCTAACATTTACCAGGGTCCAAAATTGAATCCAGACTGGTTTGGTTGGCAAGAATGTCTTGCAAATCTTGCTGTACCAGCTAAACCATATCCACACGACCTACTAGAGATAGCAATTGTTGATTACAAGGAAGCGCTTTTGCCTATTTTCAACAGCGATCTATGGAAGGATTGTACTCCTCTAACGGATCACGATAATTTGTGTGGTATGCCTGGTAAGAAATTCATGGATGCAATTAAGTTGAACACTTCAGTTGGTTTTCCCTTATCTGGTCCAAAGAGAAATTTCGTTACTGAACTTGAACCTACGGAAGAGTGGCCAAACAATAGAGAACTAGAGAAAGAACTCATGGATGAAATTACAAGGATCGAAGATTGTTACAAGCGTGGAGAGAGGGGTTATCCCATTGCCAAAGCTTGCAAGAAAGATGAGATTTTGACGAAGGACAAATGTCGTATATTCTATGGCAATGCACTATCGTTGACATACCTCATTCGGAAGTATTATCTACCCATTCTGCGAGTGTTGCAAATGAATCCTCTCAAATCTGAGTGTGCAGTTGGCATCAATTCACACGGTCCTGAATGGCAGGAATTACATGATCACATCATGAAGTTTGGTGATGAACGACTTTTTGGAGGTGACTATGGAAAGTATGATCAGAAGCTTCCTGCTCAATTGATTTTTGCTGCTCTGCGCATTCTCATTGATTTTGCGCGAGTTTGTGATTACACTAGTGAGGACATCAAGATCATGGAGGCAATGACAGGAGATATTGTGTTTTCCTACATTGCTTTCAATGGTGATCTTATTGGACTCACAGAAGGTACGCATATCAGTGGAAATTCGCTCACAGTTATCATTAACGGTATTTGTGGTTCATTGAACCTAAGATGCTATTTCTATTCTCAAAATCAGCCAGACTCAGTTGAAACACGATTGCGCTTTCGCGATTATGTTTCAATTATGACGTATGGTGATGATAATATTGGCTCTGTGAGTAGCGAAATCCATAATTTCACTATCAAGGGTTGTTCTGAGTTTCTTGGTGAATTTGGACAGGTATACACAATGCCTGATAAAGAGTCTGACCTGAAGGATTTTCTACCCATTGAGGACAGGGAATTTCTAAAGAGAGATAGTGTTTGGCACCCAAAACTTGGAGTTCATCTCGGGGCTCTTTTGGACAAATCAATCTACAAATCTTTGCATTGTTTCATGCGAGGTAAGAACTGTGTAGATACCGAGGAAAGCGCTTGTGCACAAAATATTGATGGTGCTCTTCGTGAATGGTTCAACCATGGCGAGGAAAAGTATGAGAAACAACGATCTCTCATGAGAACTGTTGCCGAGAGGGCTGGTATCTCTCATATGTGCACTGGCTTGGATACCACTTATAACGAAAGAGTTAGTGAGTGGAATGCCAAATATGTCGCTCCGGGGACGTAAAATCCGGCCCAGTTTCAAATCTGAAGGAAAGCAAAATTGATGCATGTGTATGGTTACCAAGTGTGTGTATAGTTTGTATGTTTTATGTTACATGTTTAGGCTTCATATGTAGAACGGTCCCTACCGGGGAATCGAGAGATGAGTTCACCGTGCTCAAATTTCAAACCTACCCTGTTGGTGTAAATAACCCAATACCCAACTTGTACATAAAGGGGTTGGTAATTTTTGTAGAAATTATTGTAACGTGGAGATCTGCCATGATGTCGAAGCCACTTTGGGTGGTCAGTCTCCATTAGTAAATGTCGACCTGAAGGTTAATAGTCAACCAGTCCCGGACGCTGTAACAAGCTCCGAAATTCCACATGTTCCATCTGTTGACAATCTCTCTGAGATTGATGAGAACAAGGAAGATGAATTATCCGTTGTTGCCACAAGCAATATGGATGATTCAGCTCCCGAACTGCGTGAAGAAACGTTCAATACAGTTGTTGACGTCAATAGTGTCATTGATGAAGCTATGGCCATCTTTGAAATCGGAGACTATGAGAACAATCATATCAGACAGCACTTCGCATTCGACTATGAGTATGACGCTCAGTCAGGTGTTGAAGGTGCTATTGAATCGCGTGCTCCAAGCGAATCAAAGTACCAAAAC